GTCTTTTTTTAATACTTCAATATTTTTTGCATCTAAGTTAGACACATCAATAGTCCACACACCATCAGTATCGAAGGTGGTATTTGGATTAGTGATGGCACACCAATATGCTTTACCTGTTATTACACTCATAAATTTTTCTCCTTAAAAATATAATTTTATCATATAACTAATATACTTGTCAATGAGTTTCTGCCCAAGTTAATCCAACATTGTACTCATTATCCAAAGGACATTTTAAATTTAACATTTTTTCTGTTGTCTTTATAGCTTCCTTTGTGATGTGACAAAATCTTTCTACATCTTCATTAGAGACTTCAAACTGATATTCATCATGAATAGATGCTACTAATTTTACATCTAACTTTTCTTTACTTACAGCTTTAATCATCTCTACTAACCATTGTTTACACACTACTGCTCCTGCTCCTTGTATTAAAGTATTTAAAGCTGAGTGTGTGCTACGAGGATATAATAATCTACCATCTAAACCTTTTAACTTTCCAGACCTAGAAGTTTGATACACCTCTTGTCTTAATTTATTTAAAGCAGGAATGCTTTTTAAAAACGTATCTATTAATGTTAGCCCTGCTTGTTTACCTTTACCCACAATCTTCCCTATCTTCTCTGCTCCTGCTCCATACATCAAAGCATATATAAATGTTTTAGCTTGGTCTCTACTATCGAGCCCTGCTAATTTCATATTAAGTGTATGAATATCTCCATTTAATAAATGATTAATGTATTCCTTTGCATTCTTAGGGTCACACTTATACATGTAATGAGATAGACATCGTAACTCTAGTCCACTAGCATCTGTTCCAACAAGCTTATGAGTGTCAATATTTTTGACAGTCCACACAGACCTACACTCCTCTCCAAACGGAGAATATTTAGCAGGAACTTGTTGCATGTTAGGACTATTAGCAGATGTTCTTCCTGTCACCGTAGATAATGTTCTGACCTTACCTCTAACTCTACCGTCCTCTTCACATGCTTCTATCCATGATTTAATTTGTGCATATCGTTTTTGCAGCAATAAAAATCTATTAAACATTTTAGCTTCTGGAAGTTTAATTTTAGATAAGATAGTTTCATTTAAAATAATATTTCCTTTTTCTGTTCGGTGTTTGGGCTTCCAACCTTTGGATATTAAAACCTCTACTTGTTGTTGTCGGCTTCCAATATTAAAATCTTTGTAGTTAATTTTTGTTTTTAATTTAATTTCTTTCTTTGGAAAAGTCTCGATAGCTTTCTTTTCTATAGTATCCATCTCGTCTTTGATTGTATTAAAAAGAGTCAAAGCTTTTTTCATATCAAATTCAAAACCATTTTTCTGTTGTCCGTCCATAATCGTTCTAACATTATGTTCTAAGGAAATAGAATACGAAGAAAACTCTTTTGTCTTCGTTAATAAATGTTTGTAAACTGCATGAGTGACCTCAACATCTTGCTTACAATATTCTAACATCTCTTCCGTATACTTATCAAAAGACTCTACTCCACCTTTGTAAATCTTTAATCGTATTCCCCACATTTTTAAACTATGTCCTCCATCAATTAATGGATAGATAAGTTGAGATAAAATTAATGTATCAATAACTTGACTCGGTTTAATTGTAGTTCCAAGAAGATTATTAAGCACAGGAGCATCATAACTAATACCGTTGTGCATAATAAACTTCTCTACTTGTTTAGCCCAAGCTGAAAATCCATGTAGTCTCGGAGGAGGAAACGTATACACTTCATTCGTATCAATATCCTTAGCAACTATACAATGAACTTGAGTAGGTTTTAAACCATCCGTTTCAATATCAAGAATTACTTTCATGTTGCTCCTTTCCACACCAACTACACTCTTCTCCTTTACCAATAAACATTTCTGTTTTTTCAACTGGACAAACATGATACCACATCCAATGACCATCATGCTTACTTAACTTACCTTCGTAGTTTTCTTTAAATAAAGTTTTTTGTGCTTTCACTATCATTCTCTTTTCTTTAAATGTTAATTTTCTGGGTTGATAAACTATCTTGTCTTTAGCCATTTCTTATATCCTTCTTCCCAACTTGGTTTATCTTCTTTATCTTTGTGACCCCAATACACTAAATGAAAAGCATCACACTCTGGACAAGATAAGTTTGTAACAATAGCATGTTCTTCATCATCGTCACAGTCATGGTCACCACCCCATATTAATTCTGTTCCACAGTTATAACATCTCATATGTACCTCCTAGAATGCCTGGTCAAATGTTGAACTTAAATCGTTCGTTTGTGAATAAGGATTTTGAATCTGTTTAATCCTACCTGTTTCTTTGTTGTAAAATAAATGACAAGCAATACCAAGAGTTCCACAATATCTGTTCTTTAATATTCTCACCTTAACTACGTTAGCTAAGGAAGGGTCGTCAGCTTGTTGGTCTCTCTCCAAAGCTATCACACTATCAGATAACTGAGCAATCGAAGCTGACCCTCTTAGGTGTCCAAGAGAAACTTCTCTGCCATTGTTAAAGTCTCTGTCTCCAGAAGGTCTACGAAGATGAGATACGAGTAACATACCTACCTTAGTTTGCTCCACAAGTTTTCTTAACTTAGTCATTAAAATATCAATAGACTTTCTTTCATCATCTACCTCTTGACCACTAACTAAAATAGATAAGTGGTCTATAATAATCCACTTACAATCTTTGGCAGATGCAAGGTGTTCTACTCTCGAAAGTATCTCATCATTATCCATAGAACCAAAGTGGTCGAAGGCAAATATTCGATTCGTATTAATTGTTTTATCTTGCCATTCTTTTAATTGTTCTGGAGAAAATTTTTCTCTAACCTCTTTGATATATAATCTTTGATTAGCACACACACTCATAATACTATATGCAGTAGTCTTAATTGATTCCTCTAATGCTAAGACTCCAATGTTATCTTCAGTATTAATTAATAAGTGGTGCATTAGTTCTCTCATCACCGATGACTTACCCATACCTGCACCAGAAGTAAACGTAACTAACTCTTTCGTTCTCATACCGTATGTGTATTCATTTAAATCTGTCCATGGATATAAGCATGTTTCAACTTCTTCTTCCTTAAATAAATCTTCTCCAAGAGAACCTAAATTAATTATTCCTGCAGGAGTATATTGTTCTGCATCCCACCATGACTTCACAAATTCTTTGCTTTTATTTTGTTGTAAATAATCTGAAGCATCCTTTAAATTTAAGGATACTATCTTACATTTTTTTGGTGAAAAGATTTGTGCAACTTTTTCGGAAGCTTCTCTACCGTATTGGTCGTTGTCAAAACAAATAACAATATTATCAAACCCATCTAAAAATTCAAACGAACTCTTAACATCTTTGACTGCTCCCTTAACACCAGACTTAATACTTACACAAGCATATTTATTACCTAACATTTGATGCACAGACATAGCATCAATCTCTCCCTCACATAGGGTTACATATTTACCACCACTCTTAAATGCTTGTTGTCCAAATAAAACTGCTTGACTAAGATTACCTGTACAACTAAATGCTTTATCCTTAACTCTTCTTATCTTCGAAGCTACGTAAGAATTATTTTCATCATAGTATTTATATTCATGACTATAATAATCTGTATCTAAACTTTTAACTGTTACCCCATATTTTGTAGCTGTCTCCTTAGATATATTTCTCTCTGTTATTTGTTGAGAGATACCTCCAACAGTTGTAGCTACAGATGTATTGTTCTTATCAGCATGTTGATATCCACCACAACTGAAACAATACCCATGTCCATCATCATACAAAGTGAAGGCATCACTTGAATCACAGAAGGGACATGCACCCTGACTTATAGCTTTAGAATTTCCCATAACTTACCTATTATAAATTAAAAATTAAAAAAAGTAAACTAATAATTAAAACAACAGGAAAAATATTATTCAACCAAAGATATTTAATTTTCTTAGGAGGTTGAAAAAATCTTCCTGTTGCTTTTAATCTTCGTTCTCTATCTTTACTCATCTTTATTATCTTTGATATGAAAAGCATCTGGATTCTCTGCCCAAGTACCTTCATTTTTTCTGAATGTTTGTTCTAAGTTTTTATCTTTATTTCTTCTATCAAATAATTCGTTTGTTAATTCTTTAATTCTTATATGACAATTTCGTAATTGTTCTTGTAAATCTCTTACATTTTTTCTTAATAGTTCTACTTCACTTTTCATAATCTCTCCTTAATTAAACCATGCTAAATAAAACACGATTAAAAATATAAATATTATATACCCCTCATACATATATACATTACTCCTGATTTAAAAACATTTTAAAATGTTCTTTTAATAATTTAATTTTAAACTGCACAGTAGATAGTTCTGCTCCAGATGAAACTTGATAGTTTAACTCATCCATCATATTAATTCCTGTCTGAATAAAATCATATCTGTCCTCTAATAATAATCGAATCATCTGTTCTAAATGCCAAGGAGTTATCTCTATTGTTTCTTCATTCTTTGCATCATAATTTTTTAATGCTTGAGTAACATCCATCTGCAATAGAGCAGACAATTCATTCTCAGCTTCTGTCCTTGTCCACATATTTATACTCTCTTTTATTTCTGGCACTTGATAATAACACCTTTTGATATTCATCGTAGTAGTAACAATCGTCACTAGCTTCAGCATTATATCTTTGAAGTACCCTATTAATTGCTCCTATTCTTTTGTCTTTCCATGTATTGAATGTTTTCATTTAGTACCCCACGTACGGTACGATAAAACAAATGAAATACCAAACGATAATACATACTAATACTTGTATCATTTCTTTATTAATATTGACCATTCTTTTTACCTTTCGTTATTTTTAATTTTTCTATTATATAATCAATAGAATTATTTTTCAATATATCAAATAATTTATTTAGTACATCTACATTTGTCGGTCTTTTATCGAAGTATAATTCTATATGAACTTTGTACTTACTCATCTTTATCTCCAGAGATAGCACCAATTTTAAACGGTATAACATTCTGCTCTGGAGGTGTTGCATCTTTCAATAATTTAATATCTGGTTTGAAAGATACCTCTCCTTCCTTCTCGTGAAAGATATTATGACTTGCCAACATATCTTCAACCTCTTCAATGAATAAATTACACATATCTTGTCCTGCTTCGGTGTAACTTGTACTTGTTCCCTCTGTTTTAATATACGAATCATAATGTTCTTTTAAATCATACTGCATTAATCTATCTGCCAAATCACAACTCAATGCTATGAATTGGTCAGCACTTAAAAAATATTCTCTCATCTCTTCTCCTTTAAATCTTTTTGTAGTTCTGTAAATCCTCCAATGTGTTTAAATATTTGAGGGACAGTTTTGTATCCTCTCTCCTTAAATTTTTTAACACGTTCTGGAGTATCCAATAATCTTTCTTCATACTTTAAATTAAGTTCTGCCAATAACTCCTTGGCTTTATTACAATATCCACATGCTTTCTGTGTGTATATAATATATTTAATCATTTTTATTTTGCCCTTATGTTTGTTGCTTTAAATTCTATTTCTTCAATTATGTAATTAGTTTTTATACATCTTAAATTATTATCTAAAAATATTCCAAACATTTTACATATATTAATCCAAGCATTTTTATCTTCAAAATCATCTATGTATAAATATTTAATCATCTAATAAATCCTCCTCTCCTTCTTCCATTTGATACTGTGCATCATCTCCATACTCAGTACCTTCAAAGGTAGCTTTACCTTCATTACATGTAAAGGTTTCTCCTTCTGTCTGCTCTACTGACCAAGCTAAATCTTGCATCTCAGCTTGAGTAAGTTTAGTATTAGATTCTACTTTGTAGTATCTAGTATCTACTGTCTGCTCACTAAATCTATATGTATATTTATATTCACTCATCATCTTCTCCATAATTATTTGGACAACAATCTTCACAATAAATTTTAAAACTTTGTAAGTAACCTACAAAGGCATTCGTATTTTCTCCACAGTTATCACATTCTCTGTCATAAATTGTGTCATCATAATGGTCTTTACTCATCATCATCTTCCTCCTCTACTTTGCTTGGGTCAAATGCTTTTGGGTCTGTATGACATACATAATCACTATGCCAGAACTCTTGATACTTACCTTGATTTGCTCCATAGTCGTGTATACCACCTTCTTTCTTTAGGTCATAGTGACTAATAGCTTCTTGAAAAGCATCTTGAAATCTTATTATATCTCCTAGATGTATATACTCCCAAGCACCCTCATTGATTGTATCATCTATCTTCTTTAGTTTATTAATTAAGTTTAATGTTACTGTATCTATTGTTGGTTTACTTTTGTTTGTCATAATATCTCTCCTCTATATCTTTTAAATTGTGAATATATGAAAGTATA